TTCTGTTGCCTTCTTATTCATAAGGCGGGACACTTTCAGGATTTTGAATTTATTCAATTTTTTCCTTTCTCCAAAATCTCTCCAAAACTTTTCCCCAAAACAGGACCACGCATTTTACAGCATTTTTATACATGGGTGAGCTTACTAGGACAGAAAAGTATTCCAGTTTGTTTACCCATATCGCTTTCCGAATGAGATTTTTGATGTGATTTCTTCGTGTTGAAAAACCACATAATGTGGTATTAGAATTAGCTATCAAGATTCACTTTGAATCCGTTTTGAATCCCATTGAACTCAGGAGTGACTATGAAGCGTAAAAGTGTGGCTTTGTTACAAGCCATTGGCTCGGTTATAGCCCTGAGCCCGACGGTCGTTTCAGCAAATGGTATGCCAGCGAATCCAGTTTCCGCTTTGCGTCAGGATGCTGCGGCTATCAGAGGCGATTTCCAAAAAGCAATGGTATCCGTTAACGTTGAAAAGCTGAACAATGCCAGATCAAAAAGAAAGTGAGAACACCAAACTCACTTGTGAAGAACAAAAGGATAATGAACTGGTTTCTCGAGTAATCGAAAATCCAGAGGTCTTAAACAGGGTTTTGGATAGTCCGCAGGTGCGGGCTATTGTTTGCCAGCATTTTCAGGGGCCTGTTCCGCCACCTTCAATGCTTAAAAAGTATGATCAACTGGTGCCTGGGCTTGCAAATCGACTTGTTGAGTTGACCGAAAAAGAGCAGGCTCATCGCCATAAAACAGTGGCTGATAGCATTGATATTGCCAGAGATGGTCAAACAAAGGCTTTTTGGTTGGCAATATTGATCATCTTAGCTGCCACTGTCTTTGGCGTCATGGGGGAGACAGTTCTTGCCGGAACTCTCGTTTCAATAGATCTTGTTGCATTGGTTACGGCATTTATTGTTGGAAAACATTATTCTAAGCAGGAACCTGATCAAGATTAGTCTCCGAACCCCGGTTGATGCCGGGGTTTTTACACTAGCAAAGCAATATCAACATTTTTCAGCTGTATTTATTTCGTCAAACAACCAATTTAACCCATTCCTGACCACGAGTATCGTTATAACGATCGGTGGTTGCCTGGACTTTATGTCCCAGTAATGTTTTTGTATCAATACCCTGCGCGCGGTACAGTCGTTCTGACAGGGAGCGTTGTTCATGAAATGTTGGCGGAGTTTTTCCTGCTGGTGGAGTTATCCCAGCCAGATCCCGTGCTTTGGCAAAGTAGTCGCTCAGGTTGTCTTTACTCATCGGCTTTGGTTGTTTCTGGTGCCGACTATGGATTAGATATGGACTTAATATTCTGTCTCGGCACCCATCAATAACTTCTTTTAACGTTATCCCAATGGCATCACAGCGTAGTGTAAGCGGTAACGCCAGACGCATTCCGGTTTTTCCCTGGGTGATATGCAAGTGTTCGTTCCACACATCTGAAAAACGCATGTGGCAAATGTCATCACGGCGCTGACCAGTAACAATCGCAAGAAGCATTGCGTTACGGATAAAGTGTTTTTCAGGCGTTGCGTTGTAAATTTTTTGCCAGTCTTCCAGGGTGAGTCTGGATCTGGTCACTTTAGGGATCGGTTTACGGGTAGCCTCCGGAGGATTCCATCCAGGAGGAACTTCCCCTGCATGCTGTGCTTCTTTATAAATATCAACCCATAATCCGCGATTTACTCTTGCTGTGCTGACCATGTCTTTATCCATCCACTCGTCCAGTATTAATGCAAAGTCTCTTACCTCCAGTTCTTTCAATGGGTGGTTTCCCAGGCGGGAAACCAGGTATGCAGCCATTCGCACTTTTTCTTTGTGGGTTGTAGCTGCAATATCTCCATTTTTCAGTCGCGTGTCCTGTATTTTCAGATATCGATCAACCCATGCCTTTAATCTGATACCCCGACGTTTTGTTGCTGATGGACTTTCATCAATTTTGCGCATGAAATATTCTGCTTCTGCTGCAGCTATTCGCTGATTGGCTGTTGAAGCGATTTTTTTCTGCCTTGACCTTGTCTGTCCCGAGTCCGTGAAATTTTCCAGTCACAGGATTTTTATACTGGTAGTAAACCTTGCCAGTTCTGCGATCAAACTTTTCGTAAAGAGCTGCTACGTCAGTACTGTTTTTTCGTGGCCTCGGTGACATGGGTTAAAATCTCCTTCAGTGCGTCATCATCGCCAGTATGAATTTCCGGCGCAATTCCAGCTTCACCCGGTCCAACAAAGACTGCGCGGCGATCTATTAGCCAGCGACCACGAATTTTTTGTGGTCTTGGTACGATGTATCCAAGTTTTCCGTATTTCACCAGGGTAGTGTTTGTTATTGGGAGACTGAACCGCTTAGGTTTCCACTCGTCGAGCGTAATCAGGTACTGTTCGCTCATGACCATCACCCCGGAACGCGCCAGTTGCAGAATACCAACCACAACCGGCGACGGTTGAACATTAAAAATCAGCCTGATTCGGGAACAGTTTTTGCCAGATAGCTGAAACGTATTTTGCCTGGTAACGGGCGTCATCAAGTGCATTATGGCGCTCACCTTCGAATGGAATAGCCGTTCTGGCATCGAAGTCTATGGCTTTCCCCAGCTCAACGATTGTGCGTACATCGCGATCGTTGTAGTAACGCCACGGGCAGGGGATCCCCTGCCGTTCGTATGAACGGCGCAAAATCGTGTTGTCGAAGTTGGCTCCATTTCCCCAGACCTGAACAAAAAATTCACCGGAGTTTTCGTCGATAAATTCCCGCAATTGTAACAGTGCATCATCTAACGGGATTTCATCGGTCATAATGGCAGATTGCGCTTCGCGTGATTGCTTAAGCCACCATTTAATGGTGTCCCGATCAATGACTCCGCCAGCAGTTTCCAGATCGATAGTCTTACTAAATTCCGGTCCCATATCTCCGGTTTGCGGATCGAAAAATATTGCACCTATTGAGATGATCGGGGCATCAGGATTTTTTCCCATGGTTTCAAGGTCGATCATTAGATGGTCACACGTCCTGCTGGTGGATGTGATTTCACGATGACCGTTCACCTTAATTAAGAGATTTGCTGTCTCGCCTGTTTCATTATTGCCATTGGCATGTTGATCGCCTTCGGTGCACTCCTTGTTCGGGAGTCCGGCACTTTCCATTTCCTCCGGATCTTTTTCCCGGGCTTCATCCTGGCTTTCTTCGTTGAATGTCTCCTGGTATGTTGCGTCGCCCATCACCGCGCCACAGTCAGGACAGTTGCCGCCGCCGGTCTGACCGCAGGCTGTGCAGACTTTTTCCGGTTCCTGTTGCGCTACTGGTTCAGGCTGTTTCATTTCTGGCTCGTTTTGTTGCGCATTTGGACTGTGTTGTTCCGCTTTATGGCCTTTCTGTTCCGTTTCTTGCTGGTTATGGTTCACCGAATCGCGGGTTTCAATCCCCTTCACCCATTTTGGATCATTCGGGTCGCTAATCCCTTCAACAAATTCTCCGTGAGAAGCAGCCAGTAATTTATCTGCATTGACAGGATTTTTGGGTGGAATGTTTTTCCTGGCTTCATAGAGTTCTGCACGCAGTTTCTGATATTTCGCATCAACAGAATTTATCTGTGGCTGAGCATCCATCGACTGCGTGTCCTGATTATGTTCAGTTGTATCCGGTTCCACTGCTTCAGTCGTTGCCTGTTCATCTGCCATTGCGCCAGATGGCTGCGGTTTTTCTTCATCATCCTGTTTTCCTTCTTTTGTTACACGCTGCGGGATAGGGGCAGAGGAGCGACCGCAGGCAATATCCACGATTTCCGGATCAGGGTTGGCATGATCGGTTTCGGTCAGTACTTTGTTCAGATATTCGGTAACACGGTGGGGAGTAGCCTCGATACCAATTGGTGCTTCTTTCACGGACGCAACTACTATCGCGCGGGAATAATCCAGGTGACCAGGCATGGCGATGAATTTGTCACGAAAAACAGAAAAGGGCGGCTTATTCTCTGAAACGATTTCTTCAATGCGTTTGGCGTGTGCCGGATGTGGATTGTAAATATCGATGTCCATTGAACGGGCCAGAACGCCAGCGGCAACGTCACGTTCCACTGACGCATCATCGTGGACAAAACCTTCACCGCGATCGGTAAGAATTCCTCCGCCAGCATTAGCGCCGGACGGGGTGCGATTGATTTCAGATACGCAATTTCCCTTTGCCCACTCTTTTGTCAACAGCCCCTGATCAAGGTAGTCAGTCTTCATCCAGGTGGAAATGAACTTGTCGAATTCTGCCGGGCTGATACGGCGTGTTGTTGCGTGAGTGAATGCCTTTTCCACCGAATGCGCCAGTCTTCCAAGATGATGGTTTGTCAGCTTATCCAGCTCAGGATGCGAACGTACTGCAGTAAGCAGGCTCTGTATGTTTCCATCTTCCATATCCATTTCGATGCGGATCACGTCCTTGCGTTGTTCTGGTGTGGCGTGATGTTTGTATTTCTCGTCGAACTCCTGACCAAAGAAGTAGAGGTGCAGGAAGCGATGGGTAAGACTCAGGGTGGAGACGGGGATTTCACATTCAGGGCAGTCATCGTTGCTGTCCGGGGATTCGCTTTTATCTGCGTTCTCTGTCTGAGAGTCACTTTGTTCATCGCAGTCACGGCTGACACCTGTAACAGCTTCGCCGCTGGTATTGTCAGTGCTGGCTGGTTTGTCCTGAACTGAGGGGGAAGGCGCTATAAATATCATTGTGATGCCATCTTCTCCGCCTTTTTCATAGCGGTTGCAGAATTCGGTATCAAACACACCTTCAGGCGGCAGGTCATTAACAATGGGCAAATTCACGCGAACAGGTTTTTTGAAATCCTCTTCGTCAAATCCAGCATCGTCCATTGCGACAACACCCCGTGATATTGCAACCGATAATTTTTTTGCTGTGCGCCAGTAAAAACCGCCTTTAATCCCAAGGCGTTTTCTGACTTTGTCATTTTTGGCTTCGTAATACAGTGCAATTTCTTCTTTATCAGTGCTCATTGATAAACCTCATAACTATTTTAAGGTTGTACGAATCCCTGCCATTGCTGGCATACTTAATCAACGGGTATGGTGTTAATATGGCTGGCGGGTTATCCAGCCGGTATTTCGTTATTCAGGTACAGCGATACTTTGTTTAACGGGAGACATTCACCGGAAATTTTTTGCTCGTCTCTTGCCTGATGGCAGGATTCTTTACTGGCATAAATTCCGGTAATCACATTCTGTGATTCACCCGTTATAAGAAAAACCGTCATCACCAGTGCAAATGCTGAAGTCATTGACATTCTCCGAAAATACCAAGTTCAAGAAGGGCAATTCTGGAGAGTATGGAATTATCATTGAGAAGATAAGGCTCATATTTTCTCATCTTAATGGCATCTTCAGTAAACTCCCGGTTACTGAGCAGAATACCAATATCAAAACACCCTTCAGACGTATTAACGTTTGGTAGTGACGTTTCCATTATCGCGTCCTCAACAATGAATTTTGTTGATGCGGCGCCTGGTGCCTCCAGGTGACGTTAACCAGTTAACAATTAACGTCGGAATACAGAAGGATGCCCGTTGCGCCCCGTAAAATACCACTTTACGGTTTTAACTGTTCCGCGTGCGCATAGCCGCATTCACCGCATCACAAAATTCACTTTAAAAAGGGCGGACATCAGTCAGCAACAAACCGATGCCGCCAATGGGTACACCACGAGGTTGCACTGGCTACACAACCGGAAGCGCACGGTCGAAGAAATTTAACGACAAGACTTATATGCAAAGAAACCTCTCCGTGCGCTTTCGTGTTATGCCATGACTTTTCAGGGTACATTAACCTGTGGAAACCTGTTTTTACTGGCGCTAATCAGTTGGCGTTTCTGGCTAACCAGCGATGCGCGCCAGCTTCGGTTTTAAACGTTTTACTTTTGGTATACGTCATCGCGGTAAACGTGCCGTCCTGATTGGGGAAGACGCCGCACACCAGAGATTCGTTGTTGCCAAGATCGATGGTATCCATGTTGACCTCATTTCCCCTTAACGCCGGGTCGCGGAACTAAAAACCTGCTGCGCTGTTATACAAAGTGTTCCCGCCGTCATGTTCATACGCCTCGGGCTGGCTACTTAACCCCTGACCACTGCCGGGTAACTCGAAGTATTGCCCTGCATTCTGTGAAGCGGGGTGGGTTGTAATGAATATAAGAATATTTAGTTTTGCCGTCAAGTTGAATATAAATATTTTTAAGATAAAAGGCCGACAAAGCCGACCTCTGATTACAGGGCAAAGCGGGAGCTAGAGGCTGAACTGAACACCTTTTGCTACAGCAACGATGTTACATTCCGGTGTAAGTAAGGATGATTGATAGCGTGGGTTAAGGGGGGCTAAGTACACGAGCTTTCCATCAATAACTAATTTTTTATAGTCATGGATGGTTCGTTTGTGAGTGGATCTGGGACTATTACTGCGACGATGCTACCATTTTTATATTTTTCGCCAGGCCTCATGATCACTGTGGCTCCAACTGGAATGCTTGGGGACCCTGATGGATTGTGCATAGTATCATCAGGCATTGAAACGGCAAAATCTCCCTCCTTGACATCAAAGAATGTGGTGATCCTGTCGACATTTCCCATAGTTTTCTCTCCTTTTAATATTAGGAAAGAAATCGCTTCTCCCCAAGAAAGGTATGGGATTTGGATACCTGGATTTTTCTGCACAAGGGATGATTCAGGTGATGATACTCCATACAGGAGATAGGACTCAGTAGTGCCTAGTGCTAGGGCTAATTTACTAAGAGCTTTGCTACCTGGTTCGTTTAGATCTTTCTCCCAGTATCCTATTGTTACCCCAGTTACGCCAGAAAGCTTGCCAAGTTCAACTTGGGTCAGACCTTTGTCTTTTCTGAGTTTCTTAAGCCTAATGCCAAGGCTTTCCATTATTTTCTCCCGCGAATTGAATATAAATTATTTTAGATTGTATTGACCTAAAAAAAATTACCCTTTAATCTAAAAATACTTAGTTTTAAGGAGGGCGAAATGCGAGTTGATGAACTTGTCCAGTTTTTTGGTTCTGTCCAAAGAGTCGCTGATTTTTATGGGGTAACCCGAGAAGCTATATACATGTGGCGTAAGCGTCCCGGCGAAATAGTTCCCAAGGGGAGGGCTGCTGAAGCAGTTGCATACTCCAAGGGAAAATTATCGTTGAACCCAGAACTTTACAAAAAGAAGGATAACACCTCGAACGAAAGGAAAAATGATTCATGAAAATCAAACATGAACACATCCGCATGGCGATCAATGCCTGGGCATATCCTGATGGCGAGAAAGTTCCTGCAGCTGAAATAGCCCGGACTTATTTCGAACTGGGGATGACGTTCCCGGAACTGTATGACGACAGTCATCCGGAAGCCCTGGCCCGTAATACCCAGAAAATTTTCCGTTGGCTGGATAAAGACACCCCTGATGCTGTTGAAAAAATTCAGGCTCTGTTACCGGCGATCGAAAAGGCGATGCCGCCTTTGCTGGTGGCCCGTATGCGCAGCCACAGTTCTGAGTATTACCGTGAGATCGTCGAACGGCGGGATCGGCTGGTGAAGGATGTCGACGATTTTGTTGCGTCAGCGGTTGTTTTGTATGACCAGATGAATCGCGGCGGCCCGGCAGGGAATGCTGTGGTGATGCACTAAAAGCACGGTGTTCGGGGGTTTTATGAGCAGCAAGCTTCATGGTCTTGTCTGGGAAGGATGCGCCTTCAGCGGCATGATCTTATCCAGGGTGGCAGTTATGGCCCGTCTTGCAGACTACAGCAATGACGAGGGCGTGTCATGGCCTGCCATTGAAACTATCCGTCGTCAGATCGGTGCCAGAAGTGAATCCACAGTGAAATCGGCTATTGCAGAACTGGCGAAAGAGGGCTGGCTGACGAAGGAAGAGCGTAAGGTCGGTGGGCGTAATGTAAGCAATATCTATCGGCTTAATGTGGAAAAACTCGAAGCAGCTGCAGCTGCGGCGCGTGAGGCATATAAACCGAGAAGAAAAATTAGCCCGGCAAAAAATGACCCGTTAACAGTTGACCCGTCAAATATTGACCCCTCAACGGTTGGCCCGTCAAATTTTGATGGATCAACGGTTGATAAAAAACTGCCGGTCAGGGGGGCGATGATTGACCCCGATCCGTCAGTATTAAAACCTGATCCGTCAGATAAAAGATCTTCTTGTCCGGACGTTTCACTGCCGGACGAAAAACAATCATCACCAGTTGAGCGATTTCTGGAGAAACACCCGGATGCGCATACCTGGAATGTACCGAAGCGACAGTGGGGTACCCGTGAGGATGTCGCCTGTGCGCAGTGGATTTGGGGACGGGTTGTGGCGTTGTATGAACAGGCCGCCAGTGATGATGGTGAGGTGTCACGCCCCCGAGAACCTAACTGGACGACCTGGGCGAATGATGTGCGCATGATGCGTATGCTGGATGGACGTAGTCACCGGCAGATTTGTGAAATGTTTGGGCGTGTCCAGCGGGATTCGTTCTGGGTAAAAAACATCATGAGTCCGGCAAAACTCCGGGAAAAATGGGATGAACTGGTTATCCGCCTGGGGCGTTCGCCCGCGCAGCGTTGCGTGAATCACATTTCTGAACCGGATACTGAAATACCGCCTGGATTCAGGGGGTGACGTGGCATGAAAAACATTGCGGCAGCCGGGGTTCTTGAACGTATTCGCAGACTTGCACCACAGGGGGCGGTTCCACCGTACCGGACGGTGGAGGAGTGGCGGGAATGGCAGCTTGCTGAAGGACGAAAACGCAGCGAGGAGATTAACCGCCAGAATCGCCAGTTGCGGGTGGAAAAAATCCTGAATCGTTCGGGCATCCAGCCTCTGCACAGCAAATGCTCGTTTGCGAATTATCAGGTGCAGAACGACGGGCAAAAACACGCGCTGAGCCAGGCAAAATCCATCGCTGACGAACTGATGACCGGGTGCACGAATTTTGTGTTCAGCGGTAAAACCGGCACCGGGAAAAATCACCTTGCAGCGGCGATGGGCAACCGGCTGATGGCGAAGGGGAGCAGCGTGATTATCGTCACCGTGTCTGACGTCATGAGTGTGTTGCATGACAGCTACGACAACGGTCAGTCCGGGGAAAAATTTTTACAGGAGCTTTGCGGGGTTGATTTGCTGGTCCTGGATGAAATAGGCGTTCAGCGTGAGACGAAAAACGAGCAGGTGGTATTGCACCAGATAATTGATCGCCGGACAGCATCACTGTGCAGTGTCGGGATGTTAACAAACCTGAATCATGCCGCAATGAGTACGCTTCTCGGTGAGAGGATTATGGACCGCATGACCATGAACGGTGGTCGATGGGTGACGTTTAACTGGGATAGCTGGCGTCCAAATGTCAGCAATCAGAGGGTTGTGAAGTAATTTTTGTCGGAGGACGTTTTAATGGAAACCGTATTTGACGCACTGAAAGCACTGAAAAAAGCCTCTTCACAGGTAGTGGCATCGCGCCTTGGAATCAGCCGTGAAGATGCGGTCAACGAACTGTGGAAACTGAAGCGCCGCGGTGAAGCGGATAACAAGGGTTCGATGTGGTGGCTGATTCAGGCTGGTGAAAGTGAACCAGTGTCACCGGTACCGAAAGTGACAGCGCAAATGCTGACAGAGGCGATTGAACAACATGGCCCACAAACGGCGGATGAACTGGCACTGATGTTCGGAATTACCTCCCGCCGGGCGAATTCATCGCTGGCAATGGCAATCAGCAAAGGGCGTCTGATTCGCGTGAATCAGGGCGGTAAATTTCGTTACTGCATGCCGGGCGATAATTTACCAGCAGAGCCGGAAGCTGCATCCGCAGCGGAAACGGATGGTAAAGCCTTTCCTCAGCCAGCAGGAGTTGCGTTACCAGTCCAGGAAACGACGACACAGGAAGAAATGAAAACAGAAATCGAGGAAGACATTGTGAAGTTACAGCCATCGGTCACCGAAACGAAAGCAGATGACCTGATTCTACCATCGCTGCATGTGGCTAACCGCGAGCTGCGCCGGGCGAAAAGTGATGTTCAGAAGTGGGAGCGAGTCTGTGCTGCGCTACGGGAACTGAACAAACACAGGGATATTCTCCGGGATATTACCGCCACCAGAGAGCAGCAGCGGTGAGTGGCTGGAAGAAGTGGCGCTGGGCTGAAATCCTGATACTCCGGCAGTGTGCGGGAACGATGAAAGTCGAAAGCATCGGTTATCTGATTGGCCGTAGTGAGTCAGCCGTCAGGACGAAAGCGCGGGAACTGGGTATCAGCATGATGTTACGGGGTGATTATCACCAGTCAGCCAAATGTTCACAGCGTGATATTGAGCTGGCGCGGCAACTGCATCAGCGTGGTGTACCCCGACGGGAAATTGCCGAAAAGTTTGGGATGAAGTTGGGCGCAGTGAATAACTACGTTTATTTCGACAGGAGGGTTCAGGAGTGAGGGTGAGGGTTTATATCGCCGGTCCGATGACGGGATATGAAAATTTTAACCGCGAGGCATTTCACAAAGCGGAAGAGGTGCTGAAACGGGAAGGGCATACCGTTTTAAACCCGGCAGTACTTCCGGACGGGCTGACTCAGCCACATTACATGGATATTTGCATGGCAATGATTCGTTGTGTGGATGCGGTTTATATGCTGAAAGGCTGGCAGCGGTCGGCAGGCGCTAAGGCAGAACTGGCACTGGCGGAGAAACTGGGACATGCGGTTATTTTCCAGGAGGCAACCAGTGAGCGAAATTAATTACCAGGAACTACGGCAGTTGAAAGAGAAAGCATAATCCAGAACTGAATAATTAAAATCAGCACTGTAAATAAAATTTAATCCTTAACCGGAGGGATTCCTGCACCCTCAGAACATCAGGAGACCGCCCGGCAGGGCGGTAGTGAAATGCGAAAGTTCAAAATAATTATTGAAACGGGAATAGCCGGTGGAGATTTTGAGGATGTATTCGAAGTGGACGATGACGCAACACCTGATGAAATTCATGACGAAGCAAAAGAAATTTTCTTTAACCACTGCAATTACTCATATCACGAAATAAAAGACGAAGAGGAAGAACAAAATGGCTGATTTTGGTTCAACTAAATATAACGCCAGTTTTGAAGAATGGCATGAACTGTTAATGGACTATGCAGAGTTACGCGGTGGAAGTGCCGCCGATGCTGAAGCATGGCGTGATGACTATGAAGCAGGAAAAACTCCGGTCGAAGCATATTGTGATGAGTGGGGCGATGAATGAGCGAGATTAATTATCAGGAAGGGCATGAAACGGCAGGGCAGGCAAAACCAGTGGCATGGCGATATCGCTACGTGAAAAAAGACGTTACAGACTTTCAGGGGAAGCAGAGGGTTGGTGACTGGAAATATGTACCGACAAAAGAGGATTGCAACGACAGACCGAACTATGAAATTCAGGCGTTATTTACGACCCAGGCTGTGCCACTGACACCAGAAGGATTGATTAAAGCAGTGCGCTTCTATGAACAGGTTAAGCGTGAAAATCCGCCAGTCGAAACCGGAGCGTGGAAAGATGCCGTTGATTGGGTGCTCAAAGAGGCCTGCCAGGCTGTAAACATTGGCATCAAAGGAGAGTGAACATGGCTACTTTGCAGGAATTAATCGGCCTGACGCCAGAACAGGAAAAAGCGTGGAAGCGCCTTGTGAAGGCTGTAAAGGATTTCAGGGCAGCCGGAGGAAAGTTTTATAGCGTCCTGGACACGCTGAGCGCATACAACGGCGAGCACGTTGCCAGCATTGATAACGATAAGGGCTACCACACTGCAAGAGTCTATATGCCTAGCATTGATGCGCCAGGGTTAACCAGTTGGGCTGATGATTGGCACGGCATCACGCTGAAAGATGGCGTTGAAGTGGATGAGGACTAACACATGACTACTTTTACCAGAGAGCAGTTAATAGCTCACGCAGAGGAGACCATTGAAGCACAGAGACTGTGCATACCGAGCACAATCGACCATGACATCATCCGCACATATAAGATGGATATTGCTGTTCTGGAAATCGCACTGGCATCGCTGGCAGCAGAGCCAGTCGGTAAATTGCATGAATACAAACCAGTGGGGTATCAGCGTCTGGTCGACGAGTTAACTATGCAGGTAAAGCAGTTAGCCTGGCAACTGAGGAAAGCGAAGCCGGACTGCAAACTGCCGGATAAGGCGATGGACTACCTGGAGCGAAACGGACTGACAAGCGTGGAGGATGTTTTACGATGACCAGGCCTGAAGCATTCACAACGGCAGGAATTGCGATGGCGGTGGCGCTGGTGGTGTATTCGATTTGCCGCTGGGGATAAATCACCGTAAAAAAAAGATCCCGACACAAACATGAGCCGGGATCTTTGATTTATATAGCTTACGAATCCGCCAGTAAGAGAGCGGGGCGGATGGCTTATTTTAACATTGGGGTGGAGGAACCAAAAGTGTCGTTTTGGTAGCTAAAAATTTTTATCCGCATTAGACTAATCTAACCTTAGTACTACACCATTAATTACGCGCCAGGTTGGTGCGTTGGCCTTGCCAAAAGAACTTCAAGGGAAACGACAAGATGAGCTACGCACTCAAGAAACACACACGGCTAAATATTCCGCCTCGCGACAAACGAGTTGTGGCAGCCCCTCGCCCGGCGATTGATGAAAACTGCACTCATCGTGAGCAGGTGAAAAATGCTTTCGATTTCGGTTTTTCTCGTTACGAGAAGGCAATGGAAGAACTTTCAAAAGTGTAATGATGGGTATTGTGCTCTATGGCTGAGATTGTTGAAGGAGTGCATTACCTTACGGTTGATGATCTTGTTGAAATCAATCGTTCCCTAATTGAATTACAGACGCCAGATGAACCCGTTGGTGTTCTGAGTCCAGATAACTTAAGTTCTTCTCAGGCCCGTCCCAGCATGGTTCGATGGTATAAACAGATCAATGACATGTTTGTACTGGCATCGGTATTGATTGAAAGTCTGATTCAGAATCATCCGTTTGCGAATGCGAACAAACGAACAGCTATGATGGCTGGTTACGTCTTCTTGTTGTTGAATGGCTATGAGTTAACAGCACCAGGCGATGAAATCGTGGAAATGGCAGAGGGACTGGCCTGCAAAACCTATACTCGAGAAGATCTCGAGAACTGGTTGTGTTATTGGTCTCGTGCATATGACAGCCGGGAATTATGTAAAACAGGCGCAACTATTGTTTTGTATGAAACTATCAAGCTTAAAATAGAACAGCAAAACTAAAGGTGCTTCCAATGAAAACCCGCTTCGGCGGGTTTTGTTTTTTCCTTGCATTCTGGTTTACAATTCGCACGCCAGCCTGAACAACTGGCACCTGCTGCGTCAGCAGAGAAAACTGATGGCGCACGATACCAGATTTTACAATTCGGATAACTCTGCCGCCCCTGCCAGCAGGCACGGGCGGCGTTCTCATGCATTCAAATCTGACTGGTTCCGGCATGACCCATGCACTGAAGAACAGGCCGAATGGCTGATTCAGTGCTACCGCAGACGTGGTTACGAGTTTCAGAAAGATCTCAGCTTCGATCGTCGTCACTGGATAATCTCCGTCAGGCTCCCTTATTCCGAACGCCCACCGCGTCCGTCCCGCACATTCCAGCAGCGCATCTGGAGGTAACGTGCGGGTATTACTTCGACCTGTTCTGGTACCGGAACTCGGGATGGTGCTCCTAAAGCCGGGCCGTGAATCAATGTCAGCATTCCATAACGGCAGAATATTGGTGGAGCCGGAACCGAAAAACATGCGCGGTCTGCCGTCCGGAGTCGTTCCTGCCGTTCGACAGCCGCTGGCAGAGGATAAAACATTACTGCCATTTTTCAGCAACGAACGGGTGATTTGTGCTGCGGGTGGCGCTGGTGCACTGTCTGACTGGTTATTACGTCAAGTGAAATCCTGCCAGTGGCCACATGGCGATTATCATCACAGCGAAACCGTCATTCACCGTTACGGTACCGGCGCGATGGTGTTGTGCTGGCACTGTGACAACCAGCTGCGCGACCAGACATCAGAATCACTCGATCAACTTGCTCAGCAGAATCTGGTTGCCTGGATGATTGACGTCATCCGTCACGCAATAAGCGGTACGCAGGAGAGGGAGTTATCGCTGGCCGAATTATCCTGGTGGGCGGCCTGCAATCAGGTGGTGGATGCACTGCCTGAGGCAGTAGCGCGTCGTTCGCTGGGATTACCAGCGGAAAAAATCCGCTCCGTATACCGTGAGAGTGACATCGTACCGGGAGAACAGACAGCCATCAGCATACTGAAGCAGCGCACAAAAAATATTGCGCTGCCACTTCACGTCCACCAGCAACAAAATCCACCACAGAAAAAAACGGTTGTCAGTATCGCTGTTGATCCGGAGTCTCCTGAATCGTTCATGAGGCGGCCTAAACGTCGCCGTTGGGTTAATGAGAAATACACGCGCTGGGTAAAGACACAGCCGTGTGCGTGTTGTGGTAAGCCAGCTGACGATCCGCATCACCTGATTGGTCATGGTCAGGGGGGAATGGGAACAAAGGCCCACGATATTTTCACGCTACCGTTGTGCCGGGAACATCACAACGAACTTCATGCTGACCCGCTGGAGTTTGAGAAAAAGTACGGCTCCCAGGTTGAGTTAATTTTTCGTTTTCTTGATCACGCCTTTGCAACTGGCGTGCTCGGGTAAAAGAGGTGACTGATGCTCATAGATTTGGTTTTACCTTATCCGCCGACAGTGAACACTTACTGGCGACGCCGTGGCAGCACATATTTTGTATCAAAAGCCGGGGAGCGTTATCGCCGGGCAGTGGCGCTTATTGTTCGCCAGCAGCGGTTGAAATTAAACCTGTCCGGAAGGCTGGCGATAAAGATTATTGCAGAGCCACCGGATAAGCGCCGTCGTGACCTGGACAATATCCTGAAAGCACCACTGGATGCGCTGACGCATGCCGGACTACTCATAGACGACGAGCAGTTTGATGAAATCAATATTGTGCGCGGTCAACTCGTTCCTGGTGGGCGGTTGGGGATAAAAATCACAGAACTGGAGTGCGCATGAATAACCAGTATTTACAGTTTGTGCGTGAGCAGCTCATTATCGCCACCGCTGATTTGAGTGGGGCAACAAAAGGTCAGCTTGAAGCCTGGCAAGAGAATGCCATGTTCGATACAGGGCGTTACAGGCGAAAAAAAATCCGGTACCGCGATGAAGTGACTGGAAAAATGATAACGCGGGATAATCCACCAATCCCGGGAAAGCAATCGCTGGCGAAGGGGACGTCAATTCCTCTGGTCAGTCCGGTTGAGTTTTCAACATCATCGTGGCGGCGTGCCGTTCTGGAACTGGAAGAGCATCAGAAGGCGTGGTTACTGTGGTGCTACAGTGGAAATGTTTGCTGGGAAGATCAGGTCACCATAACACAGTGGGTATGGAGTGAGTTTAAGGCTCAATCCGGTACCAGAAAAATAGCGGGGAAAACGCAGGAACGCCTGAAGAGGTTGATCTGGCTGGCTGTACAGGATGTGAAGAGCGAGCTGGTCGGGCGTGAGACCTATGAACATCAGGCGTTGGCGGTGTTGATGGGAGTTGCTAAATCTACATGGACAACAACACACAGGCCTCACTGGTTGGCTATGCGGGGTAGTGCAGAGGGGCTGGACAGGGATGCTCTTATTTCAGTAATGCGGGTACGATCACGGCAACAGTCGCTTAATTTAGAACCATATCTTGCAAAATAGAACTGAAGAGCATATATTTCATGTAAATCTGATATTTTGCCGATTTTGTACGCGATGGCAAAGTAAGAAAAAACCGCCGCCAGGCGGTTTTTTTATGCCCGAAAATCGCGTCAGTACAGTAAACGCGCTGGTGGTTGCGAATACGGGTCTTTCAGCTTGCTGGCTTTTTCGACAAGAGTTATTGGTATGTCACGTTAACCGGAAAAGGGAAAAAAGGCATGCTAAAACAGCAGGATATGACAGAAACCGCCAGAGAGGTGTTTAATGAATTGAGCGTCACCGAACCGGCGACAGTCGGGGAGATTGCGCAGAATACTTACCTTTCACGCGAACGTTGTCAGTTAATACTGACCCAGCTTGTTATGGCGGGTCTGGCAGACTATCAGTTCGGTTGTTACAGACGCCTTCAGTCCTGAAGGCTTTTTTATTTGTGGTAAATGGGCGGCTGGTGGTTGTAAGGGGCACCCACCAGCCATCTGCTCATGCGTTGGGTTCACAAGCAAACCTCAGGCCCACTGCTTTGCGCAAAAGCAGAATGAGCCTATCAGAGACAGGCTTAATGATCCATGCTTAATACTGTAAAAATATCCAGTTATGAGTTAATCAACGCCGACTGCCTGGAATTTATGCGGTCGTTACCCGAAAATTCTGTTGACCTGATAGTCACGGACCCGCCGTACTTCAAAGTGAAACCCGAGGGCTGGGATAACCAGTGGGCGGGTGATGAAGATTACCTGAAGTGGCTGGACCAGTGTCTTGCGCAGTTCTGGCGGGTGCTGAAACCTGCCGGAAGTCTTTACCTGTTCTGTGGCCATCGCCTGGCATCTGACATCGAAATAATGATGCGTGAGCGGTTTAACGTACTGAACCATATCATCTGGGCAAAGCCGTCCGGACGCTGGAACGGGTGTAACAAGGAAAGCCTGCGGGCGTATTTTCCGGCCACCGAGCGCATTCTGTTCGCGGAACATTATCAGGGGCCGTATCGCCCGAAAGATGATGGCTGTGAGGCGAAGGGCAGGGCACTGAAACAGCATGTGATGGCCCCGCTGATTGCTTACTTTCGTGATGCGCGCGCTGCCCTGGGGATAACGGCAAAACAGATTGCAGATGCCACAGGAAAGAAAAACATGGTGTCGCACTGGTTCAGTGCCAGTCAGTGGCAGTTGCCGAACGAAAGCGATTATCTGAAATTACAGGCGCTGTTTGTCCGGGTGGCAGAAGAGAAGCATCAGCGCGGTGAACTGGAATGGCCACACCACCAGCTGGTCAGTACATACAGTGAACTGAACCGACAATATGTCAGCCTGCAGGAAGAGTATAAAACCCTGCGGCGTTATTTTTCCGTATCGGCTGCGGTTCCTTATACGGATGTGTGGACGCACAAACCCGTACAGTACTATCCCGGAAAACATCCGTGCGAAAAACCGGCAGAAATGCTGCGGCAGATAATCAGTGCGAGCAGTCGTCCGGGAGACCTGGTTGCAGATTTCTTCATGGGGTCAGGTTCAACGGTAAAAGCGGCGCTGTCACTGGGACGTAGGGCGATTGGTGTTGAGCTGGAGACCGGACGTTTTGAGCAGACAGTCAGGGAAGTTCAGGATTTAATCAGTCAGAACGGATGATATTGCAGAATCAGTGACGCACCGTTATTATTCTGCGCCCGGCCCTTTAGCTCAGTGGTGAGAGCGAGCGACTCATAATCGCCAGGTCGCTGGTTCAAATCCAGCAAGGGCCACCATCACATACCGCCATTAGCTCATCGGGATAGAGCGCCAGCCTTCGAAGCTGGTTGCGCGGGGTTCGAGTCCTCGATGGCGGTCCATTATCCGTACCCTGCGTTGTTAGCTCAGCCGGACAGAGCAATTGCCTTCTAAGCAATCGGTCACTGGTTCGAATCCAGTACAACGCGCCATATTTATTTACCTGGCTCGCTTTTGCGGGCCTTTTTTGTATCTGCGTTACACCATTAACTAATAA